CTTGCCGGCACGATTGCCGCCGCTCACCAATAGCTCCTGGGTGGCCCCGTACTGCGCGTTGGCAATCTCCCAATGGTCCGGGATGTAGCCGTAGGTGTATGGGTCGGCTTTCTCCAGGAGGACCAATTGCGTGCGCTTGAGCCGTAACTCAACGGCACGGGGGTGCGAGGCGTCGACTCGAGGGATGACAGGGTGCAGTGGTTGCTCGTTCCACCAGATGTCGTTGCAGGCGGTGGAGCAGAAGCGCTTTTGATTGGGGCCGGTGCGCTGCTTGATGATCTCGAAGGGCTTGTTGCAGGTGAGGCAGAGAGGGGTGGTCATTTGTTAATATTTTTCGCTTTAGAGAACCCGTCGACTTTTAGCGTTGCCGCGGATTGCCTGACCCCCTCCCCCGGTGCCTATGCTGCCTTGTGTCTGCTTGGTCGCCGCGGGGGTGGATGGGGCTGGAATCGAACCATTTGTTAGCACTGACGTTAGCACTGACGGTCGATGCAGCGCGAAAGCCCTGCAAACAGGGGCAATGCTGCGAGCAGGGAATCGAACCCTCGGTTAAGTTCAGGGAATCTGGTCAAGGACTGATAATCCATTTTATCATACCCGGAAACGTCACGCACCATCCGGGATCTGCTCGTCGTTCACAGGCGTCACATCACGCTCCTTGAGATCGCGCATGAGATCCCGATGGTTCACCGAGGCCGTCATTGCGAGGTGAATTGAGGTAGGCTGGCCCTTAATTACAGCGAGTTTGTCGGTAAGCACAGCGACCGCTACGGGAAGTCCCCGATCATCGATCAAGTTAATAGAGGATTCGGCCAATCGTTTGGTCCCTTTCCAGATGGCAACCTCCAGGAACCCGGTCACGTCTTTCCGCCAGTCCTCTTCGTTCTCAGGATAATCGACAGGGACCTTAACGCCTCGGATCAGCTTAAATGCAGTCGTAGTGCTTAGCCCGGTATCTGCCGCGATCTTCTCAACGGACTTGTTCTCGAGGATACCAGCGACAACAGCATCGGCCTTTTCCTGAGTCAGCTTGTTGTTGAAGTGTTGGTTTGGGTGGTGGGTTTTGACGTACCCAAGCTCTTTGACCGCATTGAACACCTTCTCCTGCGTTGCCTGGGGTATCTCGGTGTTACCTGCCAGCACCCGCTGGGTGTAGAGGTAATTGACGCCTGCTGCCTTGGCGACGTCCTCGATGCTCGGCTTCTTTTTTGGCTTCTCACCCGGCATAAGGCGCGAAGCTATAGGGGAACTCTCCCCAGTGGTTGAGTTGTTTCTTGGGCTTCATCGAGTAGTGCTTGATGTCGCACAGGCTCATTCGCACCGAGGCAGCATAGTCCTCCGACAGGTACTCGAGCTTACCCGGCATCGACTCCATGGCCATGGGCATCCACAGGGTCGGGAAGCGCTCGACCCTCACATCCTCGCACCAGTCGATTTTATACGGGCTCCGCACCTCTGACCCTCCCAGCGTAGAAAGTGCGCTCATAAGGCAACCTCGAGTGATTGCGAGGCATCCGGATGCGAACATCGTGATCGGGACTAGCTCGGAAGCGCACTCGGCACTGTTCACCTGATGTTTCAGGGCTTGCAGGTGATCGACCTTGGGACGTAGGGCAGGCCTGGGCGGTAGGGTCCTGCAGGAATAGGGAATGCAGACGGTGGCTTGGTGCTCATGGGCGAGCTCGGCCATACGGATGACATCGGCTGCGGTGAACTCGATGTCGTGATCCAGTTGGACCCAGACGTCCTTGCCTGAGTCGAGGAACCATTTGGTGGCTCGGCAGCGGGATCGGCTGATCAGGGCATCCTCCCGGATGGTGCGCAGATCGGTCTGCCTGTCGCTACGGGCGAAGGTGGCTGTCAGATCGACCCAGGACATCATGCAGGCAGCACTGATGCCGCCGTAGGCGTACAGGCTGACATGGATTGATGGGCGGGTGCCTGCCTTGGTTGCCTCCTGCGGTTTGCTGACGGGTTGTTCCGCATAGATAAATGGGTCTTTCGGTTCTGTTGTATTATTCATTGTTGTGTTTGATTCGTTCAGACTCGAGGAAAGCCTCGTGACCCTTGGCCAGTATGTATGTCACAGATCCGCGGGCTACTCCTATGGCTTTGGCCAGGTCATCGAGCGTCATGCCCAGCTCCCTGAGTTCATAGGCACGCTGGCAGAATTGGGGTGTGTACTTGTCCGGGTGGACGTACTCGGTCTCCTCGATGTTTGGGTCGGGCGAGCCGTCTGCCAGGAACTTCTGGTTCAGCGGGTAGGACATCAGACCATTGGCAATGGCCCACTGCACCAGCTTGGGGCCGTCGTGCAGCAGTTTAGTCCTGTCCAAATCGTACTTGGTTTTCATTCAGAAAGATGGCGATGGGTCGGTGAAGCGGCAGTACTGGCCTTCATAATGGAGCTTCACGATGCCGCATTCGCCGTCCCTTTGTTTGGCGATAATGATCGAAGCTTCGCCGCTCGGCTCCTTTCTGTCACGGTCCAACAGCATGACTAGGTCGGCATCTCGCTCCAGTTGGGCGCTGTCGGCTAAGTCTGTGAGGCGCGGTTGTCTGCCCTTGTCCTTCTCGTTTTCCCTGTTGAGCTGGGCCAAACATAGCATTGCCACACCCGTCTGGACTGCGATGTCCTTGAGTTTGCCGGAGACCTCGGCGACCTCGTAGGTTCGCTTTTCGGCGCGGTCGGTGCCTTTAACCTTCTGCAGGTAGTCGACGATCACAAGACGCACTTGGTGCTTCCTGACAGCCCTTCTGACGCTGGCAGTTATCGTGGCAATGCTATGGCTGCTCGAGCCATCGAGGAACCATAGGGGGCTGCTGCTAATTTTGCCCGAGGCAGTCATCATCGACTTCATGTCTCCCTCGGTCAGGTTGCCGCTCTTGAGGCTTTGCATTGAGACGCTGCCTATGGTGGCCACCGTCCTCCGGAAGATGGCCTCCTTCGACATCTCCAGGCTTACGAACAGGGTCGGCACCTTGTCTTGAACTGCTGCCTTGTGTGCGATGGCAATGGCGATGGCGGTCTTTCCGATGCTTGGCCGGGCTGCGATGATGGCCATCTCCCGGAGCTGGAGGCCGTCGGTCTTGTAGTCGAGCCAATGGAAGCCGGTGGCTATTCCCGAGAGGCTGCCCTTCCTGTTGAACCGTTCCTGCATCTGGTCGATGAAGTTGCCGGCCACCTGTTTGCTCGTTGAGAGGCTTTCACGGGAGACCTCAATGGTGAGCCCTGCTTCGGCATTGGCGACGATTTGATCCGGCGGTAGGGTCAGGACAGCGGACTCACGGATTAAACGGTCTCCAGCGTCTCTGAGCTGTCTCCGATGTGCGGCCTCGGTGATGCCCTTGATGTAGTACGGCAGGTTGGCCGGCGATGGGCAGGCCTCCATGGCCTGGTTCCATTGGTCGAAAGGCATGGGCAGTTGGCCGTAGGCCTTCTTCCATTCTTTGTTGAGTTCTCCGAGGGTCGGCTGCCTGTTCTCCTGCACCAGGCCGCGTAGGCAATCGAAGGTCAGCCGGAGGTTGTCCTGGGTGATCCATTCGCTCCGGATGTCCGCCAAGGCATCGGAGCAGGTGTCGATGGTGCCGGTAAGGCAGGCGCCGATCATTCCCAGCTCGTCGTCTGTTGGATAGTAGGGGTCGCTCATATCGAGTCCCTCCAATCGAGTTCCTTCTTGGTCGGGGCCTTCTGTTCTCCCAAGGCAACCCCATTCGGGCGGTAGAGTCCTTTCCATCCCGAGGCAATCGAGTGTTCGACAATCGAAGGGAACTCGGCAGGTGTGAATTCACGGGACCACTTGGTCAAAGCTGCAGTCAGGCCTGTCTTCTTGTAGGACTCACGCTTCTCCGACTTGTACTGCAGCCAGAGCTTCACTGCTGCCAGGCAGTTCTGAGTGCGGATCAGTTCCGGCAGTTCGACTCCATGAGCAACCTCCCACTCTGATTTCGGTGTCTTAATATCTTTAATAGGAGATGGAGATGGAGAGTTGAATTCCGGTTGGGGTGTTGGTTGACCTTCCGGTTGAACCGCGGTTGAAACTTGGTTGAGATTCGGTTGAGTGTCCGGTTGGCTAGCAAGGGCAGCAAGGGCAGCAAGTCGTCGCTTTTCTGCGGAAAGCTTACCTTTTTGAGATTGTTGCTGAAGGAAAATGCCTTTCTCGGTCCTGACAGATTCAAGCCGCTTGTTGCGGAGAAGCCCATCCTCGCATTCATCGAACTTAGCCAACACGTCAACCGAAACGCAACCGCCGGCCAACCGCTGTTGCTTTTCGGTTTCAACCGGAATTGAACCGCGGTTCCATTGGTGGCAGAGCAAACGGATCAACTGACCGACCTCTTCCTGAGACATTTCAAGTGTCCCTGCCAAGAAGTCGTCGGTGTAAAGTTGAAAGGCAGGTGCCTTCCGAGTTGTCTTTTTTTCTTTCATGTATCAAACGGAAATCCCCACCCAGACCGCGGTGAGAACTCGCGCACAAGCTACGCGACGTGACACGGTAAGAGTGGGGAAAAGTTGGTTGAACATGGCTTGTGGTTGTGGTGTCGGCGTTTGCTTCTCACGGCTCACGTCGACAGGCCGCTCCCTAGCTGACAGCCGGGGCGGTGTATAGCTCTTTCATCAGTACTCGAAAGGCTCGTTCTGCTGTCGCCGGAACGACTCCATTGCCGAGTAGTCGCAGCTCGTCTGTTCGATTGTCACCGGAGATGCACAACTGGGCATAGTCCATCCCACCGGCAGACCCATCAGCGTCTCGACCCAGCGGGGGTTGAGTTTGCCATTGGTGTGGTTCTTCACCTGCGCCGTCAGCGGCATCGTCGACACGTCCCCTTTCTCCTGCCTCGCTTTCCATGTCTCTGGGTTCTCGTCTGTTGTCTTGCCGGCCCTCGGCGTCGCCCAGCTCTTCACCTGCTGGTCCAGCTTGTCGATCATGCTCCCGTCCTTCTGCCGGTGCGCTCCGGTCGATACCGTGGCTGTCTGCCATTGCTTCTCCACTACATGGACCTGAGTTGTTAATTGTGTCGCACGTTCCAACGGTCTTCCGCTCGTTGTCGCCGTCATCCCGCAAGCACCGCTCTTGGGAGTCATCCAAAGTCTCCCTTCCTGTGATAACCCTGGGCGGCTCCCATCCGTGCTGCTGCTCGCCGGGACGGCTGGGCCATGCACTGCAACTACTCCCGCCAGTTTCGACTTCGCTGCCACCTTCTCCATGTCCACGTTCTCCCCAGTGTCCTTGTGGTCCCTGGCCGCCGGCGTTGGCCATGACTTCACCACCACCGTGGTCAGACTCTCCTGACTCCCCTTCATGCCGCGCGAGCGATCCTGAAAGCCCTGCCGCACCTCCGAAGCCACTGGAGACGGCCAGGATGAACACCCGCTTGCGCTGGTGCGGCGCTCCACATTCAGACGCGCTGAATATGCCCCACGTCGTTCGATAACCCATTCCTGCCAGGTCTTCGATGACGTCGGACAGCCCCAACGAGATATGTCCTTCGACGTTTTCAAAGAAGCAGAGCTTGGGTCTGAGAAGTCGAATACCATCTGCAATAAACGGCCAAAGATGCCGCGGGTCTTGCTTACCTTTTCGTTGCCCGGCTGCACTGAAGGGCTGGCATGGGTAGCCCCCAGTGAGGATGTCCACTCGGTCACGAAACGCTGCCCAAGGGAAGGTCTTAAGATCCGGCCAGATAGGTGCTGGGTCCATGAGTCCCGCTTCCATTTTGCTGACCAGGTTCGCAATGGCGAAGGCTTCGATCTCACAAAGAGCGATTGTGCGCATACCTCGGACTGCTCGGTGTAATCCAAGCTCAATGCCGCCGTATCCAGCGCACAAGCCAATGTGTGTAACTGGCGAGGTAGAATCCATGTCATGGGTGCTCCTCAATAGGCCGGTATTAGGATGTCCGCCACCTGCTGGGTGAGCTGCACGTCGCGCAGGCAGTAGTCGATGGCAGCCTGACGGTCGGTATTCCAAAGCAGGCTGAAGTCGGCGCCGTTCCCTGCCTTCTCGCCGAGGCCTAGGTGCCGGCAGATGGCTGCTAGGCTGCCATGAGCCCGGGAGTCACCAAGCTGCCACACCTCCCGCAGGTCGACCACCAGGTCGTTCCAGTAGCGTCCCTGGCGCAGCCAGTAGGGCACGGTGATTCGGTGCTTCCAGGAGCGCTTGATGAGGAACGGCAAATCGAAGGCTTTGACATTGAATCCGATGAGTTTTGGCTGCCGTTCATAATAATTGAGCATGGTCCACCATTCCCGGAGCATGGCGGCCTCGTTGTCCTCGTTCCGGAGCACTCCTAGGTGCTGGTGCTCGAAACGGTAGCCGATGCACAGGATCTGGCCTGAGAGGGCATCCAGGGCTGCGTTCCGGATGTAGTCCGCGGTGTGGTTCTCCTCGGCTGTCCGGATCTTTTCGGCGATCAGGTCCGGGTTCTTGATGTTGCCGAGTTTGACCTGTGATGGGTCGAACGGCGGGATGTGGAGTTCTGAGAGCGGTAGAGGCCCGGTCTCGATGTCGAAGATGATGGTTGGATTGGCTGGCATTGTCTGAATGGTTGAGATTGTTGTGCGTTTGTCCCGATGCGCACCCCCGGTTTACCCACGAGTCCCAGCAGCAACAGGCTGCCGGTGAGTGTCAGAAGCGCTTACCGCAGTGGGGGCAGCAGTGCTTCGCAAGGAACGGAGGCTTGTCGAGCATCGGGACCTCGAGCCATTCGCAGATCTCTGCGTAACTCTTGAGCCCAAAGCCGGTGACCACGTTGGGATGGAGGTGCCCGCTACGGTAGAGGTCCATGGCGTCCTCCTTGGACTTGATTGCCAGGCGCTCGATGATGTTGAAGGTCCTGACGCTGAATGGCCAGCCCCACTGGTGCAGGATGCCTTCCTGGCGCTTGGCTGCCTGGATCACCTGGGCGATGCGCTGCTTCGACAGCCCCAGATGATTCCCGATGAACTGCAGGGTCTCACCCTCGGCACGCATCCGAACCACGTCTGGCACTAGGTGTGCCAGTTTCATGTAGACCTTCTTGGTGCTCATTAGAAAGGCACGTCGTCGAAGTTGGGCTCGTCGGCCTTCTCAATCTCTTGAAGGCGCTTTGTAACCGCGGCGATCAGCGCGATGTCCTCCGGGCTCTTGCCGGGCGCCACCTTGGCCTTGGGCAGCCAGTGCTCGGCCAGGCCGCGCACGGCGTCGTTGGTCAGCTCCGACAGCGGAGTGCCGCGGAACTTGCCGACGTGGACCTTGACGTCAACAGGCTTCACGGGCGCCGTTGTCTTCACTTGGTCGTCTTCCCGGGGCGGGCGGTCTTTCATCCGCACCCACAGGCCCGAGGGTTGGAGTGGCTCGCCGCTCTTGTGCGGCATGATCAACTTGATGTTGGCGTAGGTCTTGGTGCCGTCCTGGCTCTGCTCATGGACGATCACCACGGTGGCCGGCCTTCCGATCAGGGTGTCGAGGTCTAGGCCGGTGGTCTCCGCGGGGGTGAGGGCTCGACCATGCCAGTCCTTCAGGAACTTAGTCAGACCGGCCTTCTCGTGCAGGCTGGCGGTCATCGGGGCTGTCATCACCACCCAAGGCTGCACCGGGTTACGTGACTGGTCCTGAATGTCCAACTCGAACGCGATCTTGAATTTCTGCTTGGTGCCGTACTGCGTCTCGTAGGCCTTGAGCGGCGTGATGTCGACGCACACCGCACGTCCCGAGTACTCGGGGCACGGCTGGAAGTTACCGCCTGATGGTTTCGTTGATACTGTGATACCCATGTTGTTGCTCTGTTGTTGTTGTTGTTCTGTTATTTGGAGGCCTGTTTTTCGACCTCCGAAAGTTGTTTTGCCATGCGGTCGTACTGCGCCCAGTAGTCGGGCCAGGTTGCCTTGATCTTGGCCAGATTCTCCTGGTCGGCCACCAGGGCCGCGGCGCCCAACTTGCGAACGAAAGAGCCGCCGTATTCAATCATGGTGCGTGCTACGTCGAAGTCCTTCACTTGCAGCCTTTCCCGCGCTTCCTGGTAAAGAAGCTGGTGAACTCGACCTTGACCTTCCGGGCAGCCCGATAGGCCTCGCCGGCGTCCTTCTTGGTCAGGTGGTAAGGGCCCGTGCCCTCCTGTTGGATCTGTTGAGCTGTTTTCATTGGATGATAAAGTCAAAGTTGATGTGCCAGGTGTCTGATAAACGGTTGTAGGTGTCGCCCTTGATGCGCCAGGTGCGCGGGTCCCGGGTGGTCCCGCTGTGCCGGCATTTGATACGCACGTCGATGTGCTGGATGGCTGTGTTCCTTAGGTGGTGGTCAGGCGGTAGTTCGTGTAGTTTGATGATCACAGCTTGGCCTCCTTGGCTTGTAGTGCAGCTCTTGCTGCGATTATCACTGACTGCTCTTCAGGATTCCAGAATCCAGCATCTCCGCTATCTGCCAGATCAACGATCCATTTAACAGTTCCTTCCAGAGCCTCCTCCAGTTGCGCGATCCGCTCGATTTTGTCGTCGCGTAGAACAACGTCCGCAACCAGCACAGCGTACTTGTTTTTCGACTCCATAAGCTGCTCCTCCAGCCGCTTGATGCGGTCTTGCTGCTTGATAAACGCCTTCGCTAGTTCTCCAAGCGCGTACAGCGGAGGAGTGTTTTGGTTGATATGGAACGATCCGTCTGGATAGATCGTCAGAAAC